GTATTGATAATGTTGTCTAATCGTTCGTTTTCCAGTAATTGCATTCTGATCAAGATACGTCAATTCATTATCAACAGCAGAGGTCATAGCAAATCTTTGATTAAAGATTGCTCTATCTTTTATGATAGTTGGTGTCACAAGCATTGAATTTACATTCTTAAACTTGGACATTCCTTCGCTGTCAATTATGGAAGTTGAAATATCTTGATGATCATGAACTACATTTGGGAAAATGAGTATCATGGTGTCCTTTTCCATTCCGTCGCGATATTTTAGGATTTTATATCGCAAAGTGTCAATAGGAATAATGTAACCTTCAGGCTTGAAGGGTCCATCAATTTTAAGTTGTCCATGAATACGATTTCTCAATAAAGGTTCAAGATGTCCAACAGTTATAGCAGTACGACCACGAATAAAAACGCAGTTCACATGCTGTTTCCATAGGTCATCTTCATTCATTCTTGAAGAAATCATATAAGTATTAGCAAAAACTTTCTTTCCAATAGTCATAGCATTAGGATCAATAGCTAATTGAGAATCAGCATCCTTATTATGAACTTGTTTAGAAACAAGATCAGAAAGGAAATTTTCATCTTCAACATTTGATTCAAGCATAACTTCTTTGAGAAATTCAGCAAATACATCATTTTCAACTTTAGGTCGAGGATTGTTTGTGGTAACATTGTCACCAGATTGAAATTCGGTCGTTGGTTTAGTCGGTCGAGCTGTAACACTATCTCCAGATTGAAATTCGGTCGTTGGTTTAGTTGGTCTAGCAGTAATACTATCTCCAGATTGAAATTCAGTTGTTGGTTTTGCAAGTCTAGATGTAACATTATCTCCAGATTGGAATTCAGAAGAAATTCGGCAAGGTTTACAAAGATGTTTATACTTCACAGATTCATCAACAGTTTTAATAACATGTTCGTGAGTAAAAGTCATTCCACAGTTTTCACAAGAATGAGCATGTTTGTATTTCTTGCCTAATTCCATTCCTTCATGTTCATGAGTTGTAATTTTTAAATCCATTTCTGCAGCACGCAAATTTTCTAAAGCAGTAATATAATTAGTTCTAGCTTTTTCAAATTCTATGCGTACAGTTTTGTATTTTGCAATTTCCTCATGAAGTTCTTTCTGTGTTCCTCCATAAATTAGAGAAACTACAGTTCCAATTAGAGCAATGTAAAATCCAACAACTCCTGTCCATACTACAACTTCTGAGTGTTCAGAAAGCCACTTTGCAACATTATCAAGCCAAGAATTACAACAACTTTTAAATTGTTGAAATTTTGTTTGCATTAAAGACTTGATTTTATTGTAAGTATTTTTCTTAATCTCAACAAAAGTAATGAAATCATCATACAGGTTCATATATCTATGAGTTAGCCCTGTATGAGCTCGCATGTAATGAATTAATTCAGTTTGACATCCTTCTTGAAAACCAAAGGAATCTTTGTTAAC